GTTATGCCTTTAGACAAACCCGGGGATCAGATAGAATTTTAAGTAACCACGCTTCCGGTACAGCCATAGACTTAAATGCAATTAATCATCCTTTGGGCAAGTCAAATACATTTAATAAAGATCAGCGCAATACAATTAACCTACTCATAACTAAATATGGTTTGACCTGGGGTGGCAATTACAAAAGGCGTAAAGATGATATGCACTTTGAAATTGCGTTAAGCCAACAAGAAGTTAAACAAAAAATAAAAGAGTTAGGATTAGAATGACAATTAACAAAAACCAAAAAGAGATAATTAAGTCATACCTAAGAAGCGTAGCGGTTGCAACCGTTACAACAATATTGGCTTTAGTCGCTGATGTACGCCCTGAATTTGCAATTTTAGCAGGTGCGGTAGTTGCCCCTCTAATGCGCTTCCTTGATCCTAAAAATGATCAGTTCGGCATCAATAGCAAATGACCGCAAATGATTGGATGGCATTAGTCGTATCTATTGCCACAATAATTGGATCATTTATTGCTTCAGTGCGTTGGCTGGTAAAGCATTATCTAAGTGAGTTAAAACCTGATGGCAATGGTGGCCATAACCTAGAAGGCCGGGTTGCACGCATAGAAGATAAGTTAGACACGCTTTACCAAATTCTTATATCTAAGTAATAAGTCAGCCCTATCCCTTACCCTATTGCCATGAAGATGTGCGTGGTTGTACCCAGTAGGGGTAGGCCTGAAAATGCCGAAAGGTTAGCCCAGGCGTTCAAAGATACCGGTGCAGAAGCCGACCTTTACATTGTTATAGATAATGATGATCCTAAATGGAATGAGTATGCCAAAAGTGAAAACTACAAAAAATTACCGGCGGATAATAAAACAGGTGGTTGTGCTAAATCTCTTAATACCGGTGCAGTTCTTCTTTTGGATATTACTAAATATCCTTTATATGATTATTTTGTTTTCATGGGTGATGATCACCTTCCTAGAACGCCGGGTTGGGATAAAGCCTTTATTCAGGCGTTAGGCACTAACACTGGAATAGTTTATGGTGATGATTTGTTACAAGGTGCGAATCTACCAACAGCCTATGGCATGACTAGAGATTTAGTTAATGAACTACGCGGTATGACATTTCCAGGTTGCATACATCTATTCTTTGATAATTTTGTAAAGCAATTAGGCCTGGATTTAGAATATTTAAAGTATTTACCTGATGTGATTATTGAACACATACATCCAGCCGCCGGCAAGGTTGAAATGGATGAAGGCTATGCAAGAGTTAATGCACCTAAAATGTTTGAACAAGATTTACTTACACTTCAAAGATATTTATCTGATATGGAATATGCGGAGTTAGTAAGAAAATTTAGATGAATATACTGATCACTGGATCACATGGTTTTGTTGGTCGCGCTTTTAGGCGTGCTTTACCTAATGCCAATCTAACCCTAGTAGATTTAAAGGCTGGTATTGATTGCCGTAAGTTCTTTCAGTTAGAGAAAAAACAATATGATCTTGTAATTCACTTAGCCGCTTTAGTTGGTGGCCGCATGATGATTGAAAATGAACCATTGGCATTAGCAGTTGATCTAGCCATTGATGCCGAATTTGCTGGTTGGGCTATGAGAACTGAACAACCTTATGTTGTTTATTTTTCATCATCAGCCGCTTACCCAACTGATCTACAAACCTTATCTAAGAAGCGTAAGTTAAAAGAAAAGGATATAAATTTTAAGAACATAGGCAAGCCTGATATGTCCTATGGCTGGTCAAAACTAACCGGTGAAATGTTAATGAATTACTTGCGTGAAGAAGGTACAACCGTACTAACGCTTAGACCATTTAGCGGATATGGCACTGATCAAGATTTAGATTATCCTTTTCCTGCAATTATCCAACGCGCAATAATGAACTCTAACCCATTTGATATATGGGGTAAGGCAACTACTACTAGAGATTTCATTCACATTGATGACATAGTGGATGCAGTAATTGAGATGGTTAAAAACAATTGCAATCAAACACTTAATTTATGTACAGGCAGGCCTACAACATTTTTAGATTTAGCAGTTATGGCTTTGAATACCCTGGGATATGAGAAAACACCTGCCAAGCGATTCAAAATATTAACCGACAAGCCGGCAGGTGTGGCCTATCGGGTTGGTGATCCTAGTATGATGAGCGATTACTACACGCCGAAGATTAGTCTTGAAGAAGGTGTTGAAAGAGCAATACGCGGAATCGTATGATCTGAAATTGGTGGTTATGGCTACTAAGAAACCTAGAAAAGCACCACAGCGTAGGCGGCGTACGCCACGCAAGGCTGAAGCGTTGAGCAAATTAGAAAACCATTACATCACATTAAATGAACTTTTCAGGGCGGCTAAGTCTGCCGGTTTTAGCCATGAAGTTGCATTTTGGTTAATAACAGAACCCGGTGCATCAATGCCTGATTGGATCAATCCAAGTAATCAACCCACTGAGATCATTCCCCGAATTGATCCAACAGAAGATGAGGATAACGATTAAGCGAGATAAATCATTTAATGCGAGGTATTTAGTAGTCAGTGATATGCAAGTTCCATTTCAATTTAATGAAGCAATCACTAACCTAAAAAAGTTGGTCAATGCTTTCAAGTTTGATTTAGTTCTTAATACTGGTGATGAAATGGATTTTAATACTATTTCAAGATTTAGTGATGGCAAGGCTGAATCATTTATGCAGACCCTTGATGAAGATCGTACTACCTGCCAAAACATTCTCTATGATCTAAAAACTGATGTAGTTAGTAGATCAAATCATTCCGATAGATTGTACAAATCTTTACAGCGCATCCCAGGGCTTATGGGATTACCTGAGTTACAGTACGCAAATTTTATGGGCTTTAATGATCTTGGAATACATTATGCAAAACAGCCCTATGCAATACCTGGCACTAACTTTGTACTGTGTCATGGGGATGAAGGGGTTATATCTAACATAGCCGGGCAGACTGCGCTGAACCTTAGTAAAAGGTGGGGGCGTTCAGTAATTTCGGGACACACGCACAGGTTGGGCTATACATGTGCTTCAGAAGCCTTTAATGGCCGTTTAGAGCGTGTTTTAGTGGGTATTGAGTGTGGTCATACATGTGACTTAAAAAAGATGTCCTATACCAAAGGCTACGCCAATTGGCAGGCCGGGGCAGTGATCATACATATCAAGCGTGGCAATGTGAGCGCAGAGATGATCCCATTTAATGTTGATGGGTCATTTGTGGCTATGGGTAAGGCCTTTGGGTGATCTAAATCACATAACACGCCGTGCCTGGCAATTGCATTTGTCAGTACCCTAGTGTTTAATTGCATTTACAAAGGCAATTGACCAGGAAGGGTTAATTATGAGAACGCTACAAATAGTAAATAGCAAGACATATTGGGAACATGCAAAATGTTATGAATTACATACTTATTCTGATGGTACTCATTCATACAATAAATACCCACAAAGATTTTTTGGTACATTGGTATGTATCACTTGGGGTAAAGCAATGGATAAAGCAATTGCGGATAGAGCAGATGCTTTAGAAAGAATTAAGCAATTAGAAATTCATTCACAGATTGTTTCCGAATAATGAGAATTACAAAGAATCAATTTGAAGGTTTAACTGAAGCCCAAATGGAATGGGCAACTGAAACAGATTGGTTAAGTCAGAAGGATCGTTTTGAAGATTCAATTTGTTGGTCACATTTGTTTATTTATTGGGTAGAAAATTATGCTTCTGCATTATTGGCTACTGAGTTTTTGAAGCAAAATAAATATGATTACAGTATCTCTTTTGATAACGCTGTTGGTCAATATTGTTTTACAACTAACTATCGCGGGTCATGGGTGTACGCATGAACGCCTTAGCCTATGCAGAAAAAGGTTGGTGGGTTCTACCACTTAAACCACAATCTAAAGAACCATGTAGATTTTTAAGGCATGGATACCTTGATGCTAGTAATGATAAATCAATGGTTAAAAAATGGTTCAAGGATGATCCTGAATTAAATATTGGCTTAGCCATTGTGCAATCAAATCTTGTAGTTTTAGATTTTGATATACGCAATATTTCATCAAGAATATTATGGGAACAATACCGCCGGATATGTGTAACT